TTGCAGCTGCGCGTCAACGATGACAGCGGGCAAAAGTCGGACACGGTCGATTTGACTTTGGACGATCGCGATCAAAAGGTCGACATTCCAGCGCAAAAAGCAGAGCTCAAAGTCTGGCTTGGCTATGAGGAGACAAGCCTGGCTTACATGGGCAGCTTCCAAGTGGATGAGGTCTCGATTCAAGAGAACCCGGCAGTCGTAAAAATTCGAGCTAAAGCGGGCGAAAGCTCGCCATCGTTTCGCGCGACAAAACCGCGAAGCTGGGATCAAAAGAAAATCAAAGAAATAATCACCCAAATTGCCTCAGAACATCAATTCACGCCGCTTGTTCATCCAAATTATGCGGAGCGGGTGATTGATCACATCGACCAAGAAAACGAAAGTGACGCGCATTTTGTCACCCGCCTGGCCAAGATTTACGGAGCAATTGCAAAGCCGGCCGATGGCAATCTGATTTTCTTGCCTGAAGGGGCAGGGCTTAGCAGCTCGGGCGAGACCTTAAGCGCCGCGACCATTGATCAAACCGAGATGTCAACTTTCAAGGGCAGCATCAAGGATCGGGGCGTTTATTCCGGCGTCATCACTCGCTACCGCGACAAAGAAGAAAACCAAGAGGAGGAGGTTACGGTTACCGATGCGTGGGACTTCTTTGGAGCCGGTCCTCAATTTCGTGATAAAAAACTTTACACGTCCAAGGACATGGCCGAACAGGCCGGGATCGCAAAGCTGAAACAGTTAAAATCAGGGACCATCACGCTTGACTTTACAGTCAGGGGGCGGACTGACATCTTTGCAGAAAGACCGGTGACCATTACGGGCGTTCGCTCTCCAATGGCCGGGACTTTTATCGCTAAGACCGTGACACATACGATCAGCTCAGGCGGCTTTGTGACTAAGGTTTCAGCCGGTAACAAGCCGAGTTGACCGATAAGATGGGGATGCGAAAGGCTAAGCCGTGACAGAGAAGCCAAATTTTTTTCAAACGTTGATTTCAGGGGCTGGCCAGACCCTCCCGATTGCCGCGCTCACGGCGCTGATGGCGTTTGGAACTTTAATGGTGAACGTTCAAATTCAACTTTCAGAACTGAAACTTAAATCAGACGAAACGCTCAGAGTGTTGGCCAGGTCAGAAGAGAGCAGAGAAAAAGCCCTCGCATGGTTGAAAGAAGAGATTGAGGACATTGAGCTGCGAGTGGACCGCCTAGAAGGGCGCAACTGATGGGGTTCATCGCGCGAGCATTTGAGCATTACGAGGGGTTGCCGCATCAACGCGACGCAATCGCCAAGCTTGAGGGGATGGTGGACCCGTACATTGTCCGTACATTTTCCGATGCTTTTAGCCCAAGCTCTGACAAGTCTCTGGCCCTGGACGTGCCGTTTATGTCGCAGCTGGACAACGTCCACATGGCGCACCGTACTTGCAACCCCTCAAGCTGCGCGATGTGTCTCTCCTATCTCTTGCCCGGATCTGTCAAGGGTGACGATGATTTGATCGTTGAGTGTATGGCCTCAGGCACCGACGTGACGGACCACCAAGGCCTCACAAGGATTTTGCGCCGCTATGGCCTAGAGTCTGTTTTCCGCTACGACCTCACGCGCGAGACCTTAAAAGGCGAGCTAGGCAACGGGCGGCCCGTGGTGATGGGGATCCTCCACAAGGGGCCAAAATCTAAGCCCTGGGGCGGTCACATGATCGTTGCCGTGGGCCTAGATCCGGCTGCAAACGCGGTGATCTGTCACGATCCGTATGGGAGCTTTCTTGATGGCTACTCTGGAGACGCCGACAGCGGCAAATTCGTGAGCTATCCCTGGGCAGAACTGACGCCCCGCTGGCTTTGCGAAGGCCCCGCCTCTGGATGGGGCAGAATCTTTTTAACCTCTCAAACACAGGAGACACCGAATGAACTTTACAGAGCTGCTTAGTTCCCCTGCAACCTGGATCATTTTGGCCGCATTGTCTGAAGTGATCGCGCTCAGCCCGTTGCGCTCAAACTCTGTCGTGCAGCTGTTGCTTCAAGCCGCGTTCGCAATCAAGCCCAAAAAAAAGTAAACGCCAACATTCCGGCCGACGGTCGTTGGTTGTTTCGCTTTGATAGTCGCAGCAACCTAGACCGCGTCCGGCGGATCTTGGCGGCCAAAAAATTCAACGCAACGCTAGGGGGGAAACTCGATGCTCAGATTTCTAAAGTCGCTGACCTTCTGGACAGCCAGCTCACCAAAAAAGAAACCGATCGGGTTCGATCGGAATATACCGAGCACCCCATCGATTCCAAAAACATCGGCACCCCAGCCGAGGCCCTCGGTGGACCAATCAGCTATTCATCGGCCCATCATCGAGACAAGAAAAAAACAGCGCGCGGCGATGATCCATCAGCTGACGCTACATGAGGGAATGCGCCTGGCGCCGTATAAATGCACAAGCGGAAAGCTGACGATTGGGATCGGGCGAAACCTAGACGATCGCGGCATAACGGAGGAAGAGGCCGCCTATTTGCTGGGCAATGACATTGATGATTTTCAAGACAGGCTCGCCCGCGAGATTCCGTGGATGGTGGAGCTCGACGCAGTCCGGCAGCGCGTTCTGTTGGACATGGCGTTTAATCTTGGCGTTCCTGGCCTTCTTAAATTCAAAAGAACTTTAGCCGCTATCAAAGGCAAGGAATACGACCGCGCGGCTGCCATGATGCTTGACAGCAGATGGGCCACCCAAGTCGGTCAGAGGGCCAAGCGCCTCAGCCACATGATGGCAACGGGCCACATTCCACCGGAGCTGATATGAACGACGCAATCCACGACCCAGTGAACAGCCCTAGTCACTACTGCAAGGGCAACGGCGTTGAGTGCATTGACGCGATCGATGCAGCAATCAGCGACCTGGGCGGAATTGAAGGACATTACACGGGGAGCGCTCTGGCCTACCTGTGGCGCTGGAAAGCGAAAGGCGAGGGAGGGGCTCAGGATCTAAAAAAGGCGAGATGGTACTTGGATCGCTTGATTGATCACGTTGAGTCTCGCTAAATAATGCCCCGGCCTGATCCACGGCGCGTCGGCGCTCGGTGTCGATTAGGTGGGCATACCGGCGAGTGGTGGCTACCGAAGCGTGGCCCAGGAGCTCGCCAACCACGCCGAGCGTCTGCCCCGAGCTGAGCAGATACGACGCGAAGGTGTGGCGCAAATCGTGCAGCCATAGGTTGCGGATCCCCGCCGCTTCCTTGAGTTTGGCCCACGGTTTTTGTGGCTGTTTCATGTGGTTTTCTCCCCGCCCACGGATCAGCCATTCCTGGGGGGGTTCGTGATCCCGTAGCTCTTGGATCACGCGCAAGGCGTCAGAGCCCAGCACGATCTCCCTGTGCTCTGTTTTATCCGTCTTATGCTTGGCAGGCCTAATCAGGCCCCGCTCAAAGTCGACCTCTGACCAGCGGGCGGTCATGATTTCGTTTCGCCTTGCTCCTGTGAGCATCAGAAGCTGAATCAAACAAGCGAAGCGCAAATGAATCCCCCCTCTTTTCTTTTTTCCCCGAAGCTCTTTGAGCAGGCGGTCGACTTCATCCGGCGAGGCATACCGGCGGCGCGATTTCTCGGGGTGGTGTTCTATGCCCTGGCAGGGGTTCTCGTCAGCCCACCCCCAGCGCTTGGCCAGGGCAAAAGCTTTACTCAGAGTTTCGAGGCATCGGTTCGCCGTGACGGGGCGCGGGTGGCTGCTGTGCCACTCCCAAAGTGTGGCCTGATCTATATCGCGCAATCGCCAATTGGCGAATGGCGCCCGCATCAAATGCAATCGAAAATATCCGTCATCATTCTCCCAGCTGGCTTTTCTGGGTTTGGCCCATCCCTCGATATAAGCCGGATAAAGATCGCCGAGGGTTTTGTCTGCCCGTCGTTCGCGCTTTTGCGCCCCTGGGTCTTCCCCCCGCATGACGGCAAGCCGGTAACCGGTGGCAATGATGCGCGCTTTCTTTAACGACACCTCATCAACGTGGCCGATTTTGATTGAGCGATCCCATCGCCCGCCCAGGCCATAGCGAAACACGTAAGTTTTGCCCCGGCTGATATTTAAGCCTGAGACTTTTGCGTCTGATTCCCAGCGTTTTGTCATTTGATTTTTCTCCCCCCTGGACCGCGTGTGGACCGCGTTTTTGCGGGATCTCGCGGGTTTTGTGATGATCTAGGGGGAATCTTGCAAAAACAGCGCGCAGCTGTAAAGCAAAGAAAAACAACGATAAATGATGATTAGTGACCTGGAATGGTGGCAGCCCGTAGGGGAATCGAAC